CGTTCCTGTCGCAATCACCTCGCTCATGGCTTGACCGTAGTAGTCGAAACCAGAGACCGTAATGTTGACGGAAGTTGGAGTACCAGCACCTGTAGTCGTAGAAACAGCACGAGGGCAGTCAAGTTGCAAGCCTGTTGTGCCACTATATGTGGTTACTGATGTCACCCCTGCGCCTGCGGCAAGCGTAAGCGTGGTAGCAGTTGTAATGACAGCAGCAACAATATTGGTTGTCAGTTTTGGTTGTGGCACAACGTCCCAAAAATAAATGCGACCTAGTGGGCCAACACCTACGCTCATTGGAGACGGGTTTTGCAAGAAAGCATTACCAGAACCAACGATTGTGGAGCTTGCTACGGTTTGTGAAGCGCTTACGGTGTAAGTGCCTGTACCGCCAGAACCCGTACCAAAAGCAGTAATGTAGGTTCCATTAGTAAGTGACGTTGAACTGTCAATAAACATACCAACAGTAATTGGGTCACCAGAAAGCATTGCGGTAACAGTTAATGTAGTGGTAGCAATTGAGCCAGTAAAAGTTGAAACAGTAGGGTAAGCATCTGTACCCTGAACAGTAATAGCGGAACCTAGAAAAAGGTCATCTGAAAACTGAGGCATTGTCTTCTCCTTGAAAAGCTTGACAAAGTAAAATAAAACTAGGGGCGCGAAGCCCCTAGCTAGGTTTAGATACCTGCTGTACCGTAAACGGTACGAGGATCAGTAAAGCCCGGAATGTAACGCTCGGTAGCTTTATAACGCATCGAATCGGTCTCGAAATCACCTTCCATCGATTTCTCAAGCGCACGACGCATCATCAGTTGCAGACCGACCTTAGCGTCAGTCTTGATCCACCAAGCGGTAGTCGAAGTCAGACGGGACAGGTTAGCTTGACCACCACCCAACATACCCATTGACTTAACTGGGTTGATGTCGTTGTTGCCGCTACCAGCACGAAGAACAGACTTCAGCAGAACTTCTGCTTGGAAGACGTTCGATGGGCTGACAACCAGCTTCTCAGGATTCAGACGGATACGCTTACCGTTGTTGTCAACAGCGTTGCGAATCTGAATCAGGATCTGCTCAAGCGAGGTCTGCGACAGAGCCGCAGGAGTAGTCAATACGTTTGAGAAAGTACCCGAAGCGATTGGGTGTGCAGAGTTAACCAAGGACACGCCGTCACCGCCAGCATAAGCGCCGCCAGTAAACGAACGGTTCAGGATGTTGGCGCACAGGGTTTCCTTAGTCTCAATCAGCGACTGAGCCAAGTGCTTGGCATAGGTCTGACCGATAGAGATATGGTCGCCGTCTTCCACGAGGACTTTAGTCAGAGCAAATGCAAGACCAAAGACTTTGTAGACGTAACGTGCGTTAAACAGAACACCACCAGCCTGATACGTCACTGGCATACCGTCTGGCAGTTCAGGTGCAGCACCGAAACCGTACAGAACTGGTTCCTCGTGGTAATTACGAGGAATGCCTTGACGCTGGGTAAACACTTGTTTCCACTCGTCAGCGCGTTGATCGTAGATGCCGTCGAACTCTTCGTTCAGGATCGGCTCAACAATCGAGCGGAAGTCGGTGGAACGCATTGGAACAGCGCACATAATGAGGCCGCTTTTGACCATAAAGCCAAAAAGTGCGTCATTGATGCTATGACCAATGCTCTTGATGAAGCCGCTAATCTTCGTCAAAGCGGTATTAAATAATTTATTCATGATCCGCTCTCCTTAGAATGCGACTTTGTCAGCAACGTATTGATGCTCAGAGATCTCAACTTGGCAGATCACATAAGTATCACCAAATGCGTTATCTGGGCCGGGTGTGATGCCGATCAGACGCAATTGTGCGCTACCTGACGTAGTAACAGTAGAAACATCCAGCACAACAGCACTCAGACCAGTGACTGCAGAGCCAGCGGTAATAGTACCTGTGTCGAATTGGTTGCTAATATTGGTTACGTTGATAGCAGCGTTTGACTGAATCTCATAAACAATCAATGGATCAGAAGTTGCGTAAGCAATAATGTTTGTTGCCACATTGTTTGCAATGTGCTTATTGGATACGCGACGACGACCATCAGAGTCAGTGAATTCAATACCTTGGAAAGTACCGATGAATGCCTCACCAATTGCCGCTGGTACGATTACGCCATCCGCAGAGAGTTTCACGGGCTGATTCTGCAATATTGTCGTATTGTAGCTATCAGTCATTGTAAAAGCCTGCGGACGCACATAACCACTTGGGTGGTACACGGGACGAAGCCCGAATGGTGCATTAACAGTGTTCGACATAATATTTCCTTAAAAATATGTCATATCAAACCCTTGCACCCTAATCATTAATCAGTAAAGACAGGGCGCTCAGGAACGTAGCGCAAATCCTGCATACCGTCACCCTCAATGAGTTTCCCACCAGCCCGTTCGACTTGCTCTCGCATACCTTCAGTCATGGCTACTAGCTTCTCATCTTCACGCGCAGGCGCATTAAAGTGAGCCTCTTCCATAAACATCTGATATAGACGCAGTGGAAGCTTAAAAGCTAGCATCTCGTTGACCCCGATGAACCCAGCGTACTCACCAGTTTTAATGGTGGCGTATTCCCAGCCGGGAATGTCTTCCGGCTTTACAGGCTCATATCCAAGGCGAGTACGAGATTGAATCGTGTCGCGTGGGTTTGTTGTGGTCAACCAGCAAGTGTGATACCCATCAATTTTCGGTAAGTCAGGTAATGCGCTTTGAAAAAATTGATGCCTAAACATCTCGACTCGGTCATCATCAGATACCTCACGATTCTCAGTAACCTCACGATTCTGCGAGGCTCGCGATTGGCGGGCAGGGTCTGCGATTTTCTTCAGTCTTTCGTCACTCATTTCTCACTCCTTATCAGCGAGTTGCATTATTTATTGTTCCTGTCCCATTCAGCGTATTGCTTTAGCATTCGCTGCCTACGGACGGGGTCTTCCCATGCGCCAACCTCAATCATTGCAGCTTTGCGCTCAGGTGAAATATAAACTTCGTTACGGCTTGAACCTTGACTTCTCTCGTTGCCCGATCCCATCCGTGGGCCACCCTTAGATTGCGAGCGGCGGTTAGGAGCTAGGTTGCTGGTCAACGATGTCAATTTGTTCCAGTATTCCAGACTGTTAGGATTATAGCCATCATTTATCAGTTCTTGGTCAATTTTCATAACTTCCTTTGACCGCTCATCCCTACCATCTGGATCAAACCAAGAATTCATCCTTGCCCAATCCTGCGCCAGCTTGTGACCAATCGGATCCAACAAGCCCTGCTCTTGCTTAGGCTGCTGTGGCTGACGCTGCTGCTTCATCTGCATCTGCGCTACCGTCAACGCACGGGAACGAGCAATCGCCTCATCACGGATACGAATCGCCTTGGCTACATCCTCACCATTACCGGCATTGACTGCCTGCGAGATCACATATTCAGCAGCCCGAACCTCTTCCTCAGACTCCCGCAAGCGGGCTTCCAAGGCGCTAGCATCAGAATTAGCCGAACGACGCTCAATTGCCTGCATTCTCTGGGCAAGCATGGCATTGTCACGGCGCAACTGATCCAACTCAGCCTTGTCACGCTCCATTGCAGCCTTACGGCGCTGGGAACGCTCTTGCTTCTCTTCACGGCGACGGCGGCGCAGATCTTCGCGGTCTTCATTGTCCGCATCTAGCCTTGCATCCTCACCATCACCATCACCGTCGTGACCTTCGTCCTCGGCGCTTGCGCCAGATCGCTCATCATCCTCAACGGCAACGTATTCTTTACCCTTTACCTCGTCGCCATCATCTTCAACGAGAGTTTCGTTCGTGTCATTACTCATTATCGACTCCTTTCAGCCGTTAGATAAATGCTCTGATCTTCCTCGGATCGCCTTTAACTCGCCCAAGAATGTTCAAATCATCAAACATCGCAAACTCGATCTCCTCGTCACCCAATTTGACTGTCCAGCGATCACCGCCGTACTTTGGGCTGCGGACAAAGTCGCCAACAGCGCACCAAGCACCTTCAGGCCACATCTCCATCGTGTTCCGGTTCCGATATGCCAGCGTACCAACCGCCACAACCTTCGCCACTTGCGTGTTGCTTGCCTCAGTCTTGCGAGCTTCCTCTGGAATATAGAGTCCACTCTTTGTTTGCTGCTTTGCCCTGCGGATTTGGACAATCACCCGGCTTCCCATCGGCTCAATCCCGCACTCAACATCCGGGAAAGCGTCCTCCAGCGAGTCAAATTCCATTTCCAACGGCGTTTCTAATAGCATTTTCGTTCTCCAATGCTGGTTGTTAAAGCTTTGCGTCCTTCTCGTCCCTGTCCCTTAAAATCTCGTCGATTTCCTTCAGGGCTTGGTCTAGTCCGGCGTAGTAGCCGACCCTCTGACCGTATAAATATTCAACATTCTGGTCTGGCGCAGGGGGATGCGACACCGCATTCAATGCCGCCTTCTGTTGCGCCGCCCTAATTCTAGCGATTACCTTCTCAATCACATTCCGCTCTTCGGGGTTTTGGCTTCAAAAGATTTCATACGGGTAAGATTCTTAGCGTCGCCGCTAGGTTTTGGTGCTTTTGGGGATGGATCCTTGCCGCTACCGCCCTGTGATGTGGGGTAGCCCTTGCCCATTGCCATCGCCTTGTGCAGATTCAGTGCTTCCATGTCGTTCTCCTTACGGGTTAGGGTTGATGCCAGTGCCAGTAGACACGGCAACACGTTCACCAGACGCAATTTCGAGCGCAGCCAGACGCTTCGCCGTGTCATTGTCATCCGTGTTCATCTTCATGCGGGCAGCGACCTCCATCTGGGTACGCTGATCTTCACGATCTTCGCGCATTTTCGCCTCTTCAAGTCGTACTTGCAACTCTTGTATCTTGGCTTGGATGTCCTGAGCGTTCTCAGCCTGCTTCGCCTGCATCTTCTGCGCCTCAAGCTGCATCTTCTGCTGGTCAGCCGCTGCACGACGCTGTGTTTCTGCTGCCGCCGCTTCTTTCGCCGGGTCTTGCGTCGGAGGCTGGATCGATTGCAGGAACTGGATGCACTCCTCTAAGATCGGCGGGATAGACTTCAGCACCTCATTGGCTTCTTTCACGACCGATTGGCTTGCAGCAGCCAACATCTTGTCGTAATCCTTGCGATCTTCCTTCGATAGATCCTTGAACAGCCCTGAAACGTCCACGCCTGCCGCCTCCGATGCCACTGAAACCGTGTGCGAAACGTACCAAAGCACCATATGCTCGCGGATATGATCCAGCAGGATAGGCATGGCGGTCGGAGCAGCTATGCGGCTATGCCCCAGTACAGGCGATTGAATGAAGTCAAGGTGAGCCTGCAAGTGGGCAAGGTGATCTTGCTCAGGGTATGCAGCCACCGGGCGAGCCATCGTCGCAGCCAAGTTCTCATTGACGGCGTTCATCTCTTGCACTTCAGGCTTCGGCAACAGCAACGAGTCCCCATCAGGGATCTTCAGTTGCTTTAAGAACATCTCCTCGACCTTACGCAGATCATAAAGCTGCGGATGCGTGTCCGACCGCTGCATGACCGCCTGAACCTGTGCGAACCGCTGGGTCTCGGAGTAGATGTTCGGGTCACTGATTGGTATAACGTCAAGTGGCCCCTCAAAGTCCTTGCGGTAGGCCAGCAGTTCACCCGTCTCGTCGATGATGTCCTGCTCGTCCATGTACATCCGATTGATGCGGTACAGAACATCTAGCAGGCGAGCCATTGCTGAGTGGACGCGAGCGTGAATCGAACTGAACACGACCATGCCCTGCTCCATGCGAGCGAGCGTCGTGCCGACTGGTACGTTGTTATTGGTGTCTGCCAGATCCTCAAACGTGGTGCGAACCACACCCTTAGCCGAGTCAACAAGGAAGCCGAGCAGGGTGAACAGCACCTGACTAGGCGGGTTGAACGGCATCGGCATCATGACCTTACGGATGTCATCCTGACCGAAGCTGCCCTCGATCTCATGCACCTCGGTTGGGTCAATGCGGTCAGTCTGACCACCGGATCCACCCTTGAGCTTTAGCAGGCCGGGGAAGTTGTTGATGTGACCAGCGTCGAGCAACGCCCGCAAAGCACCTGTGGCAGCAGCCGACAGGCCACCGATCATGTGCGTCAGGCCAATCGGGTACGCTCCACGCCAAGGCAAGAACGGGAACTCGACCATCCAGATCATCTCTTCCTGCTGCTCGTCTTCCTCTTCCCAGTTACGGTAGATAGCCAGAACCTGCTTAGTAGACTTATCGATGTGGATAATGTACGGGAGTATCTCTTCCTCAACCTCATAGAAGCAGGCCACCTCAAAGATCGTCCGCAGCCCGTCCGGGTTGTAGGAGCCGCCACTGCGACCCTCGATCTTGTCGTTAGCCTTCTCAGCCTTGGATTGGTCAGGGATCAGCGAGGCATCAACTAAGTCGATGTCGCGGTACATACCGCTCTGGACTCGGCGCTGGTACTCAAGCCTTGTGATGTATTGAACGTGGGTCTTACGTTCGGCGGTATAGAAGTTGGTTGCTGCGTAGGGCAGGTAGACATCATCGACTGATACGAATGTCGGGTTCGGGCGCTTGCGCTTGGCATCCCATGTGACCTTCAGGTACTGGACACCACCCAAGGGCATCTGGGTCGCCATCTGCTCAAGCTCTGCCCTGAAGTCAGGCATCTGCTTAGTCATCTGCCAGTTCATGAAGTTGGTCAGGCGCTGCGCCTTCTCGTACTTCTGCCTCGTCATCTTACCGATGACCTTCTCTTTGGCGGGGCCACCGGGTGGGAATATCTCCTTGATCACCCGGCTTGAGAAGTCTACGCAAGCCTCAGTCAGCATCGGATGCACGACCTTACTTGCACCAACAAAGTTAGCGCCACCGGGAGCGTCATCACCTAGACCAGTGCGGCGGATACCCTCTTCGTACTGCTCGTCGCGCTTCTTGCGTGACTCCTTATCCTTCTCGACCAGATCCGATAGCTCAGAGCCAATCGCAGCCAGTTCAGACTCTGGCATCTTCTCGGCAAGATTGTCGTAGAACTCAGAGTCGCCCAGCGAGGGACTGTCATCAATCTTGACTATCGCTCCGCCGTCAGGCATATCGATCACATCAGGATCTTCGTCAACCGGAAACATCTGACCCGCTGGGTCTTTTGCTTCATCATCTGGACTCATCGGATCAGCCATAGCACTCTCTTAAATCGCGTAAGGGTTTGTGTACTGCTTTTGTCTCTTTGGCAATGGCTCAGGTTGCGTAACCGTCATTGCCAGCATATTCTTGTCGCTCAGGAACCGGATCGCTTGCGTCGCCGAGTCCATCAAGTCATCATGCTTGATCGACTTCTCACCCGTGAAACTGCAAAGCTGCGAGACAAGCGGCTCCGCCCAAGTCTTGATCTGATTTGGTCGCTTCTCAGACTCTACCACCCAAACATACCCATGTGCAAATATGTGCGACACCATATGCAGCCGCGCCAGCTTGTCAGCACGACCGGGATTGTACGGGTAAGCAAGGATCTCTTCACGAGCCAGCATCTGGCGCAGACTGATACCTGACCCCTTGTCCTCGATCAGCAGCAGGTCAGGCTTGCGTCCGACGAGGTAGGATGATTTGGGGCCAACTAGCGGGGCAATGACCGGCTTCATATCGCCCTGACCGTACTGGACGTTCATCTCCTGCTTCACCCTCGTGATCAGGTCAGGCAGGCCAAGGTGATCCTCCCAGCAGTCGAGCAGCAGGATGGCAGGCTTCTTATCATACTTGAAATAGCCCCAGACTGAGCAGGCGCTCGGATCGGGGTCGCCCTTGGAGTCTGCGGTCTTCTCGGTGGTCGCCGTATCAATGCAAAAGAAAATGTACTCAAACTCAGGCAGCGGCT